CCGGTCCATAATGGAATTATGGAATTCTATTGATTGCCTGTTATACTAATACCGAAGTAATTCGTATTAAGGTATATCAGATAAATCAGAGTTTCTTAACTACCAGGGATCGGGGAGTAGTCTAAATTGCTCCACAGAGGTTTTACTCAAATTGGTAAAACATGCTTGGAGGTCTTTAGCTAGCTCACGCGCGTGCTTAACATCGTCTTGTTTACTTCAATCTATTGAAGGACTACTAGATCCACCAGCCATTACCATTAACTCATGAGATAATAATTCTCATCGTTTTGGGTAAGAAAATTCTAACCACTGTTCTAGGCTCACTTGTGATACCAAATGTAAATTTGATTCACACTCTACTACAGTCTTATTCAGACTAAGCAGATAGTGCCAGAAACCAGGGGAAAAGAATATAAAGATTGTATCAAAAAGTACAAATTCTTTATATCTTACTTGGCTTGATGTTCAGCAATGCGTCAATAGGAATGATATTTTATCATTACCTATTCGAATAGATGACTTAAGCGATTTGATTGTTCTATATCTAAAGAACTCTCGGATCGTTCAAGAATCATCCATTCTCGGATTATTACACACTCCAGACAGTCAATTTCTTGCCCGATCTTTGGATCGGTCATTCAATTGCTCCGGTGTGTAACATCTTATAGAAGATGCAAACAATCCACCCATGATTTCATTCATGTTAACCTTAATAAACTTAGGGCTAGCACGGATGATATCAAACATTCTACTATAGCTATGAACATTTCTTCTCAGAAGTTCAAATATAGCATTGGATATGAAAGTTTTATCTCGTATAGATTGCAGGATTAATCCTGGACCTATAGGTGAAATATCACATTCATGACCGACTCATTTCTTAGCAAATTCTGCAAAGTCGTAAGACTGAACAGATTTGTTCATATTAATATCAACTCCAAGGAGTTGCATATTAACAAGATATGTTTCGGCGACTTTATCGTTATAAATAACGATATCGTCTCCCAACACACCATAATCTCTAAAGTCTTGTATACCTGCTTGTAAGGCAGATATTTTAACAATAGTATGATGTGTAATGGCGAGCATAGCTCACGATGAATACGCTCCCATGGGTTGTCCAACACTATATCTAAAAGATCTAGTCTTGTACGTCCATGGGATGTCTAATAGTTTAGCCCAAGCATCACCACAAAACCCAAGTTGATTTAAAATATCAATCTGGATTTGTAGTGGAAGTCTATCAGTTGCTGCAGATAAATCAAAACAATGATACAGCTGCTTTTCTTCTCCCAAGAGTTTCTTCATTTTATGAAGAAATATAAGCCTTTCTAAGGGCCTCTCTTGATTGAAAGTACCATCCATATCAACTCTTCTCAAAAGAGAGAATAGCTGTTTATGGAGTGGTTTTAAAAGTAACTGCATTCAGTAATTGGTTATCGCAACAACTCTAGCTTTACCTGCTTGATCATAAACTACGGATAGTCGTCCTAGGACGGCTCTCCGCCTTCTATAAAGTAGAATAATAAAATAAAGAGGGGCAAACAATATTAAGATAGCCACTAATCAGCATAAAACTCAATACGATTTTGTTCAAAAACAAAATTCAAATATTGGTCGGGGATTATGAATAAATGCTAATGCATCTATTAATGACCCCCATGCTGCTTTGTAACTATTTGGACCAGAAGATTCACTACCTATAAGGGTAGTTTTATACTTCCGATCTTTCAATATGTTTGTCAAAATCCCAAGGTCCTTAAGAGCTCTTCGTACTAATGATTTATCAAAGGTTCTAATCGAACCCTTAAATGGATCAGTAATAGTATCGAATTTCAATTTTGGACACGTGGGAAACACTCTAAATATACTAAGAAGTGTTAAGATACCGATAAGTTTATTCCTGTATATTTGAAGATTTCCTCCTTTTAAAAGAAGGATCTTCCTCAAATTATATGGTATAATCTTCGGTAGCCCATTCATATCAACCTTTACATGTATTTTCATACATTTGTCAGGCTGTCCAGCAAGTGATCGAATAGTTAATCTCATACATTCTTTTAAATAAAGATGTGCGAAATTAAAACCTGATCTTTTAACTAAGATCTGGATACGATCACCAAACTGGATTAATGACTTTGAA